TACGACATAATAAAATTCCTTCCTAATTAACTATACAACCATTATACCGTATATTGAAACAAAAGTAAACACTTATCTTCATTTATTTTTAGAGCATTTAGTTATAAGCTTATATGGAACCACTTAGGTACTGGTCGTTTTGACCAAACCATTTTGAAGCGTTTAGCCTTAGTCTTATAAAAGTTTCTGTAAGATTGTACAGCATCTTCTGTAATACATTCCGGATTACCGCCCATTGCTAATTTGAATGGAGATAACTCTTTGGTGTGCTTGATTTCCGTTGGAGGGTTTCGTAAAATACTTCTAAGCTTTGTATCGGTTGCATGTATTTTGCCATACCTAAAGGTATACTCAGCACATAGTGCAATAAAATGCTTATAGTGCCATTCATAGTTTTGACAGTTTTCGCGAGTCCATACAGTCGATGGATGATTATAGTGACATGCTTTATACAGTATGTTTTCTCTACCATCATCTAACTTAAAGTACTGCAGCATAGAACCTGACTTAGAAGGTCTACGTTCCATGACACCATCTACCATGCGATGCACAGTTGATAACATTTGCGCTGATTCAACAATCATCTTGACAACATGCTTATCGCATTGCAGCTGAGCCGCTATAGTAGGATCATTATCTAGTATGAATATATTCATTACTCTTCTCCAATTGGTTAAGATACCATTATACCGTATATTGAAACAAAAGTAAACACTTATTTTAATTATTTTTAAAGTATTTTATAGCTTCCTGTAGGGGATGTACCCAAACATCTCTCTGTTCGATGTACAGTTGTGGAGGATTGTTATCTACCGCCATGATAGTAACTAGCTGGGGGATGTTCATACCTGTGCGTTCTTCCCAAGCAATAGAGTAGAAGCACTCCTGTTTGAAGTACGATTCACACCACTCACGTTTCTTAGGTTTCATTGAGGTCTTGAAGTCAATGATGGAAGGAACCCCATCAAAGTCAGCCACACAGTCTACACGTCCAGCCACTCCTAAGTGGTCTGAGTATAAAGCAGTTTCTTGGCCGTAGATATTACCGATGCGTTGTAGTAATGGTTTGATAGAGAGGAAGTTCTCTATGATATTAGGCATGTAGCCTATAAGGTAATCGGGGTCGTTATTGAGGTATTTTTCGATAGCCTCGTGAACGGAAGTGCCTCGCCTAGATGATCTGAAGAGGATCTTATTAGCTTCTTCTAAGCCAATACGTTCCTTCCACGCATTGATATGCGGACGAGCGAGTTTCTCGAGGATGGTTGTGATAGAGAAGTATTCAGTCTTTCTATCTGGTGAGATGTATGTACGTCCAGTTTCCCTAGTAAAACAAGGAAGGTCGTCGTACCCCAATTCGGTCTTTACGTGATTAAATGTTTTCATACCTATATTATATACTAATTCAGGTACAAAGTAAAGTTTATTTGTGTACTATTGTTGTACCAATTTCGTAGTGTATAATAGGTTTACAAACTTTCATATTGGACTTACCCTTACCGTACATGTATCCGTCAACGTTAAGAGTTATCGGAGAACCAGTACACTCTGAGATTAAGTCAGAGGCGGTGGCTGGTGTTAGGTAGTAAGCGGAGGCAGGGGCTAAACCTTTATTAGATTCAGCTAAGAATTTGAAATTCATTGATGGGGTGATGTCAAACTTACCGTAAGTCATCGTATCGTGTTCTATGATAATCATAGGTTCTGTACACTGCGCCCACAAATAGTAATGTGAGTACCAAACAGCTTTCTCAGTTTCTGTGAATTCTCTAGTGCTTTTATTAGACTTCAACATACCAAAGACTAGTTCATCACCTAGTGTATCAGGTGTAATAGCCTCAAACATATTAACCACATAATCCCTATCTGTCCAAGACGGGAGGCAGTGGTTCTTATAATATTGAGATATTTCGTTGTCTGATATTTGGATCATCCAGACTGGGACGTTATTGGATAACATATTTACCTAGCATTAGTGCGTCATTATTGATATACCGATGATAATCCTCTAGGACTGCTGGTATATTTCTTTTCGATTCAACGAATAGAGGAAGTAAATCATGTAGTGTTTTTTCATCAGAAACAGGATAAGCCCATGGTGTTTCTCTATAGGTGTTATTAGATCTCTGTGTAATACTAACCAGAGGCTTCCAGAATAACCCAGCCAAGCCCTTACCTAATCCACCATAACCAACACAATACTCTGATGTAGCAACTTTCTTAATAGCGTTTTTAATAGGTTCTCTATAAGAGATCTCTACTATAGTAAATCCTTGATCTTCAATAATATTTCTAAAGTCTTCCCAACGACCTTTCAATGTATCCTTCCAGTCGTGTAACTCGTTTATATTATACTCAGGTGTCCAAATACAGATTTGATTCTTAACAACACTGTAATGGTTCTTAGGTTCCACTAAAGCATGTAAGGAGATAGTGTCATCGAATACGTTCTTGTACCTTGGTAATACCCTCGAACCTGCAGATGGTACTTTAGATATCCCGTTATATACTACACCCATTGACCGCATATGGTGTGTGACATTGACTCGGTGACACATCACAATCTCGTCTTGTAGTATTTTAAACCTTTCTAATTTAGTTTCTGGATCTAATCCATGGAACTTACGAGCTTCCCCACAGTCCCAATGAATGTTGAGGTTAACTTCAACCCCAGACTTCTTAGCGAATGTGTTGGCATAGCCAAGGGAATGTATAATATCCCCGTAGCCATACGCGCCCCACCAGTCTACATTAATCGCCATTTTTAGCGATGATAAAGTCTTTAACTAAACCTGATCTTACGATGTCGGCAGAAGTAAACTCAATTGTAGTGAAGTGGTCTTTAATCTTAGGTCTAGCAAGGATTCGTAAGAAAGCATTAACACCTTCACCTTCCTTACCTCTAAGGTCCGATTGCTTGTAGTCACCAGAGAATATGATCTTGCAGTGCCTACCTACTCGGGTGATTACCGACTCCAATTCATGTTGAGACATATTCTGCATCTCATCAACAACAATGATACAGTTGTTATATGTGATACCACGAATGAATGATGTACTCTCGAAGTGTAGTTGGTTCTTAGTTTTAAGATTATCCCATGCAGTATAACAACCAAATAGCTCGTTGAATATACTTTTATAAGGGGCTGTGTAAGCCTCTTTCTTCTCGTCTTCGTCTCCTGGAAGGAAACCTATATCTCTTGTTGGTACAATAGATCTCATTATGATAAGATCGTGGTACGGTGTGTTTCCATCTAACACATTTTCTAGAGCCATTGACAGTGCTAAGTAGGTTTTACCCGTACCTGCTGAACCATTGAGAATAAGGTTTTTACCTTCTTCCCAACCACTGATGGCGTTATGTTGGCGCTGGTTTCTCCCTTCTAGTTTAGGGAGGTCGTCGATTCTAATTTTCTTCTGGTTCTTATTCAATTACCATTCCTTTAGTGCGTCGTTTGGTGGATAGAATTTCTTTAAGTTTTTCATCCGACTTCGAAAATCTCCATCGGACTTCCCGTACATATCCTTCGTACTACCATAATTAAACTTGACAGGCTGCATCACAGTACTGCAGTTGTTTGTTTCTTTATAACTATCCAGCTCGGAGATCTTCATAATATCATCCCACTGTTCGCCTGTGTCGTTATCTTTAAACGTGTAAGTAGGCATTTAGATTACCTTATCGCCCCAAACACCTTTAACCAATTTCTCGGTCAAACCTTTGATCTTCAGCTTCTTATTGACAGCCTGATCTAGATACATAGCATCCATAGGATGGATCTGTTCTAGCATAGCCTTATATGAAGAGTCAGCTCTACTTTGTTCCACATCACCCTTAGCTAGAGGCACCAAGTATTTGGTGATATCCCGTAAGTTCGCCACCTGTGTATCTTGTGGTAACCAATTAATATTTTTAGATACATGTATCTTAACTTTCTCATCAAAATTAATCTTCATAATATCCCGTAAGGCTAAACAATCGTTGTCGCCCAATATTTTGATCTTACCTTCCCGAGTTGGTGACTCTTCAACAGCATCTAAGATCTCATATATTTCCATTAAAATTCCCCTGCGCATTCTACTAGTAGTTTCATTTGGTTTTCAACCAAATACGTTAATATGTTACTTCTTTCGCTATACTTATAGTTCTCATATAAGCTCACACTTTCACTCTTGATCACTTCAGGAGTTCTATGTAGGTCAATCATTTCCCTGTTACGCATATAGTTCCTGTAACATTCCTCAGGCATATGAGCCTTTAGGTCGTCACGATGTTCCCACCACTCATTGATTAACTTCATCCGCATTGGAGTCTGTCGAATCTTATCAGTGAATGAGTTATCAGGAGACATTACGTTAGGTACACCATCACACGAATCGCCCTTCATTATATGTTCAAAGATATACTTAGTAGGATCAGCTTCCTTAAGCATCTTCTGAAACATTGGGCTCCATTGGATAACGTGACCGTATGCTTGTAATTGGATGAAGTCTTTATCGGCTGAAACGATAACAACGTTCTCACCTACAACAGGCTCAGACTTGTGTATAGTTAAAGCCCCGATGATATCATCAGCCTCTGCGTTATCAATACGTATTACTGCGTATGGGAAGTTCTCTCGTAGATCTTGTAGGATAGTATCGATGTGAGCATATATCGCTTTCCAATCAATCTTATCTGTATCTCGTTTAGTTTTACGTGAGGCTTTGTATTCAGGATAAACATCCTTCCGCCAAGAATATGAATCGCAAGCGATAACCATATTACCATACTTACTCTCAGGATACTTCTGACGATACATTCTTAAGTTATTCAGGACGATATGTTTAACCAATCCTTCACTTAGAGGTTCGCCCCTGTTAAGTTGTCCCATAATAGAACCAACTGCCATACCGTTAAAATCAACGATTACCATAATCTACTCCATACTTTAATAATTTAATTCTTACACACCTATTATAACGCATAACGGTATGAAAGTCAACACTCATTCAATAATATTTTTAACACTTCCTATCCCAATCTTAATAGCAATGATGCCATTATAATTGTCTTCCCTTAGTAATACGTCCTCATCGAACTGTATCTTCGCTTCATAATAGTTGGTGTTACCTCTGGTCTCACACAACATTATAATCTCGCGTTTGAAGTTACCGTGACCGATCTCTTCAATGTCTGCGCAGAGCCGTTTAGACGAACCCCAATAATCCTGCCAATCTGTATCAACCACTTTAATACGCTTGTTAACTCTACCTATGAGAGGCTTCAGTTTACGTTTGCTTTTAAAGTATTTCCTTCCTACGTAATCGTGTCCAGTGACTAAGTTGGTTACACGGTATATAAACCCGTAATAATCTCCAACGTCTTCTAGACCAAACTCCTTACCTTTATATGTCCATTTCGGTATCATCGAAGGTTCCTTCTTCAAGGTCGATTTCATACCCGCAGAAGGGACAGAACGGGATATCGATATCCAAGTTCGTCGTACAGCTCTTATGACCATCTTCGTGTAGTAATACATTATACGTTTTATTACAATCCCTGCAACCTATCATAACGACAAGCCGTCCAAGTTCATCGAAAAGTGCTCTACTGTTTCAGTATAACCTCCGACGTAATGCTTACCAGAGAATACCTGAGGCATTGTCCTTGCTTGAGGAGCGGCTTCTCGCAAGTCATCTATTGTATAACTACCGCTTTCTATATTATTTTCTGTAAAGGGCAACCCCTTACTATTTAAAAACTCTTTAACCATCGTGCAGTAGCCACAATGGTCTTTACTCCAAACTACAATATTCGTCATAAACTTAACCCTTTGAACGTATTCTCTTGTACGTCTTGTTTAACACCGCCTACAATATATGCGGTTATCTCTGTCTCTTGTGGGGCAACTTGTACATTACCACCTCCTATCCACTTCTCGGTCCAAGGCAGTGGGTTAGCCTGTTGTACATGATAGCTCGGTGTATAGCCTACGCTCTTCATGCGTTTAGCTCCGATCCATCGTACATAATCTTGTAACAACTTGGTATTTAGACCGATCATTGATCCGTCTTTGAATAGGTATTCAGCCCATTCCTCTTCCTGTTTAATTGCTGTTAAGAACATACCTTCGACCTCAGCCTCAGTCTCTTCCTTAATCGTAGCAAATTCAGGGTCTTCTTTAACTAGGTTCTTAAGTATCATTAAGGAAGCAGCTAAGTGTGTGTTCTCATCTCGAGCAATTAGCTTGATGATCTTAGCGTTACCTTCCATCTTCTTAAGCTCAGCAAAACCCCAAGAGCAAGCGAATGATACATAGAAACGAACCCCTTCTAGAATGTAGATAGACATCATACATAGGTAAAGGAGTTTCTTATGTTCGCGCGATCCGTGCTCACCATCATAGTTCATTAGGTTATCGTAATATTTCGACACGTCTGTACCGCATGTCACTATCTCAGGAATGCTAGTTAGCTCGTCAAATACGATTGATGGGTTTGGATACACATTACGGATGATGTGGGTATATGAGCGGGAGTGAATCGTCTCAAAGAACGACCACGTCTCGATCAGCACTTCTAACTCTGGTAAGGAAACCAAAGGAAGTAATGCTAGGTTGGGTGACCGACCTTGGACCGAATCTAATAAGATCTGGCGCTTAAGGTTGGCTGTAAATATATGTTGTTCACTGGTAGTTAATTTGGAGTAATCAATCTTGTCTTTAGTAACATCAATCTCGTCAGGAGTCCAATAAAAAGAGATCATCTTCTCGTAGAGCTTTTGGATTGGGGGATACTTAACAATGTCATACCTAGCTATGTCTAGATCTTCTGAGAAGAACATATTACGAGTTAGGTGGGAAGTCTTACTTACATTAAAAACACTTTTCATAATCTAGATATACCTTACTTTATTTGGTTATTGCGCTTCCAGCCCAATAGAATTTGATCGGCAATAAATTGGTGGGGAGTTCCTGTAGGATACTCGTGCTGCCATAAAGGTGCCATCTTCAACGCACTGGATTCAACGCGCTTAATATGTCTTATGTTGCTGTACTTCTGGTACTTCGACTTCATCTTGGTATAAATTACTCTGGCCATTACTCTGTTCTTAATTAAATTGTTAAAATTGAGAGGTATTCGGTGACGAGGAACCTCTTAGAAACCTCGACTAGCGGCTTTACGCTGCTAGTGCATAAACGTTATCATTTGCGTTTAAAATTATTGTGTTATAGTCTTATCTAGACTAACGCCAATTACCTTCCTAGTACCCAATCGAATCCAGAACACCCCCATCAGAAACATTCTAAGCCAGAACGCTTTTGGTGGAGGTGAGGGGAGTCGAACCCCTGTCTTGAGTAATTCCAACAATCAGTTTACGTTGTTAGTGGTGGGGTCTTCGGTTGCAACAACCTTCAGAGCCTTACCCCGTTGACTCACCGTCCTGCACGAACGAGATCTTGGTTAATCTTATCGTTGGCCTCAAGGAACAACGGGAAGAAGAAATTTGATAACACTGCTACGGCAAAAAAGCTCAATAGTATATATAACATTTAACACCTCTGTTTCATTAATATACAACTATTATACTACATATTTGAACAAAAGTAAAGCTTATATTTTACAAGATTCACAATCTTCTTCATCTTCGTCACCAGCTTGATCGTTGGTATTGAAGTAGTATAACTGCTTACCACCGTACTTGTAGAAGGTGATTAGATCCTTTAGCATAGTAGACATAGGAATCTTGTTATCATCATAGAACGCAGGGTTGTATGAAGTGTTAACAGAGATACCTTGATCGACGTACTTCTGAAGGACAGCCATTATCTTAAGATAACCTTCTGGTGAACGTTGATCCCACAGTAAGTCATACTTGTTCTTCAAGTTATGAATACCTGGAACAACCTGAGCCATTACACCATCCTTAGATTGCTTGTACGATACTAGCGCCCGAGGAGGTTCAATACCGTTTGTCGAATTACTAATTTGAGCTGATGTCTCTGCTGGCATAAGTGCCATAAGAGTTGAATTTCTAATACCATTTTCTTTTAATAGTTCTCTTAGATGTTGCCAATCCATACGTTCTTGGTGAGGGACTAGTTCGTCCACTTCCTTCTTGTATGTATCGATAGGTAGTATCCCCAGAGAATACTTGGTTTGATTGCTACGAGAGGGAGCACCGAACTCCTCAGCTAGGTCAGCAGACGCTTTGATTAAGTAATAACTCCAAGCTTCTGCGTATTCATCTACTATCGCTAGAGCGTCATCGTCATACTTAAGACCACGTTTAGCTAGGAAGTGAGCAAAGTTAATAATGCCTACACCTAGTGGTCGTCTGTTGTATGTAGAGATTTGAGCAGCTTTAACGGGATACCCTTGGTAATCCAATAGAGAATCTAACGCTCTTACAGTTAGATCACAATACTTCTCGAACTCAGAAGGATCGTTGATCATACCCCAGTTGATAGCAGCCAGTGTACATAAGCTAATCTCACCTTGCTCATCATCGTATGATTCTAGACCTGTAGAAGGTAGAGTAATCTCTTGACAGAGGTTTGATTGGTGAATAGGAGCAACCGCTTCTATAAACGAACTATGAGTGTTTGCGTGGTCTACGTTCTGTAAGTATATCCGTCCAGTCTCTTTACGTTCTGTCAAGAACTGAGAGAATACTTCTAGTGCGGGTAATACCTTCTTGCGGATAGATCGGGTCTTCTCATACTTCTCGTATAGAGTCTTAAACTTCTCCTGATCTTCAAAGAAAGCATCATACAATCCAGGAACATCGTGCGGGGAGAAGAAGGTGATATTACCACCAGACATCAAACGCTCGTACATCAACTTATTGAATTGGAAACAATAGTCCATCGAACGGACGCGTGTCTCTTCAGTACCCTTATTATTCTTTAATACAATAAGGTCTTCAAACTCGTAATGCCATAACGGAAAATGAACAGTAGCAGCACCACCACGTACACCACCCTGCGAACAACTTTTAACCGCGCTTTGGAAGTATTTGAGAAACGGAATAAGTCCAGTATGAACCACAGAACCATCCCCAATGCGAGAACCGACAGCCCTAATTTTACCAGCATTGATCCCCAATCCAGCTTTCTTAGAGATATACGAAACGATAGACGACGCAGTAGCGTTGATAGAACCGAGTGAATCATTAGCTTCCAACACTACACACGAACTAAATTGCCGTGTCGGTGTTCTTACTCCTGCCATAATAGGTGTAGGTAAAGATATATAGAATTGTGATATGGCGTTATAAAACGTCTTCACATAATGCATACGCTGTGTCTTATAATCAGCGAATAAAGTCATCGCTATCATTATATACAATACCTGTGGTGTCTCATAAACAACACCACTAGCCCTATCCTGTACAAGGTACTTCGATCGCATCTGTTCCATACCAGCATACGTGAACTCGTTGTCACGTTCGTGCTTAATGATATTGGCGTTGATATGATCTAATTCGTCTTCATCATACTTTAATAGAATATCTTCATCGTAAACACCAGCATTGATGTTCTTGATAATAATGTCTTTAAGGCGCATCGGTTCGAACTGACCATACACATACTTACGAAGCTTATAGTTAATAAGCCTAGCAGCAACGTATTGATAGTTCGGTGTGTGTTCTGTGATTAACTCAGAACTGGACTTGATCAATAGATCGTGGATAGACTCAGTGTCCATCTCATCGTATAACTGAACATTAGCCTTCATTTCGATTTCTGATATCGAAACTCCGACGATGTCCTTACAAGCCCATTCTAGAATTTTGTGGATCTTCGTTAAGGAAAATCTTTCCTTATCACCGTTCCGTTTAGTGATTAATATAGTCATAATATCTCCGTTACATTATAGAGCTATTATACCCTAATGCGAATAAAAAGTCAAGCTTAAATTAGGTTGTTTGCTGTAACTAAGTTACCGTCTAGAGTTCTGTATACTAGCGTATTACCGAAAGACCCTACTGGATCAACGTCTTCTAATACAACAACAGAACCTTTAACATGTGACTCGTCTATGTCGGTATTAAGAATATACCAACCAGCTATCGTTTGTTCTTCAAGTACACTAAGAGAATCATCGGCTACAAATGTGTAACCCATTTCCTCTAATGCTGATAATATACCTTCCTCACTCATACCTGTCTCTTCCCTTAATAGGAATAAGGCTGCAGCGTAAGAAGCTAATTTGGATCTACCGAATGGAACCTTCTCTAGGATTCGTTTGATGTTGAATACCAATCTGTGGAATGTAGTGTACGCATCCTTTTGGTCGTTAGTCTTCAGATCTTTGAATTTGATTAAGTTCTTACCATCTTCATCAATAATACCTTCAGCGAAAGCGTCTGTATCTTTCCAATCTGTAACTAATGTTTTAAGGAACCTGTACGTGTAATACATGTCCGCAGCTCTTGATATGCTCATCTACATTTTCCTTAGTACATCGATTACATTAGCATCGAGCGGGACACCTACGTAATCGGATTCTGGCAGATAGTTTAAAAATATAAGGAAGGTCTTAAGGACATCCCTCTGTTTATGGTTACAATTAAACATTGACATCTTGGCCGTTTCTGTCGGACCAAATACATTGTTCAATATCACTAAGTGGTTCAACAGCAACCTTTCCTTTAACTCATCATCACGGCAATAGCGATTAATCAACCTATTGATGTAATTGAATCTAGCGAAGTCGCTTTTAAATTCTTCAGTTGTTGACCACTTCCCAGCTAAGTATTTCTGGGAAGCGTACAACTCAAAGTTATCTTTCGATAATTCCATATTAAAATAGTTTCTTGACCTTTTGAAATAACGTTGGTTTAGTACCTAAATCAACACCCGTTTTAACTTCTACGCTTTCACTTTTTTTTTAGCTTCTTTCTTCACTTCGTTAAACTCATCACACTGAGCTTGAGTGAAGTCACCTTTGATTAACATAACTCCATTCTTCTGGAATAAACCGTTCTTCTTAGCGATTGCCTTAGCGAATTGACCTTTTTTCTTATGCTTCATTTACTACTCCTAACGATGTCTGAAAGCCAGACATTCTTTAATTCATTATTAACCAGCACACCTACGTGGTTCGCTGATAAGGTTTTGATAACTGCTGATTCTCTAGTCTCTGTGATAGTGACTTTATCACCAACATTAAATAGGTCACCACTTACATACTTCTCTCTTATATAGGAGGTTCGTTTATAGTTAAAATGCTGTTTGAAGTCGCCCGACTCTGTTAAGCCCATACCTTTACGAACGGCATTCATTAAGCCCTTAGCGTCTTTGAACGAGGAAGGCATACCCTTAGAGAATGTTATTAAGTCATTCTCTTTAGCCGCAGCCCTTAGCTTTGAAGCTGACATACCAGATACATCATCGGAGTCTGGGTCACGTTCACCAGCACTAATAACATTAATACCGTCAGCGAACTCATAGAATCCGTGACGACCTTTAACACCATTATACTTGTTCAGGGTAGTCTTGAATTCCTCAACACGATCAGAACCTACTACTAGTGTACACTTGATAAAACCATCATCGTATGCTTTACTAACCGCATGGAAAATAGTTTTAACGCTCTTATCAGACATTATATGGCGAGCATGCTTAGGAAACATCTTCCGCATGAACTTAACCTTATCCTTAAACGATAGTGGGTTTTTCTTCTTGTCTTCTGTCTGGCTCGGGTATATTCTGTGCTTGCTTTTATTAGCAACTGAGAACACCTTATCCAACAGCTTTTCGTGGCCGTTGGTAGGTGGGTTAAACCTGCCGAAGCTAATCACGACCTCTTGGTCGGTAGCTTCTGATATGTGCTGCTTAAAAGAATGAATCATTATTTACCTTTAGATGAGATCGCTTTAGCTTTGTCTCTGTGGTCTTTTTTCACGGTTTTCACTAACTTCTTGGACATCTTAGCAATCTTAGCCTTCATAGCTGGGGACGCCATTCTCTTCTCTAAAGAACCTTTCTGACCGTTACTCATACTAGCCTTAGACTTATCCTTGGCTAACTTCTTAACAATTATAGAACGGGCTTTAGACATAGCAGCAGTCTTAGCCTTTTCAGGAGACATAGAAGATCGTTTCATCGACTTATCGCGTTTCCTTTGATTCTTCTTAGCATTACGTTTAGCATTACGCTTCATCGTCATACGTGTCTTCTGCGATACTTCTACTACTTCATCTTCAACAACAACTACTTCGTTATCTTGACTCATTTTCCCACCCTTTTATTATGTTCTTACTGAAATTGTTATGGCTGAATTCCATCCGATTGACGATCTTCACAGCACCGTTTGTTAAATGGTCTATAGCAACATAACCCTCAGCCCCAGTAACTTTAAAGCCACTATTAGTCTTTACAAAGGTATTTATACTTCCGACCTTATCCAATCGAGCTAATAACTTATGTTTAGCGTCGACTAATTCGTTTTGCATATCAAACATATTCTGAAGGTTTTTCTTATTATCCGCAGAGAACCAAGCTAACGCTTCAATCTTAGCTGCGTTCTTCTTAGCCTTACCCTTGTCTGATTTAAGCTTATCTATCTCTTTATCGTAGCGAGCATGGATCCACGTTATCAATTCTTCTACATGCTTTCTGGTGTCTTTGATTTCAATTTGTTGACGCACTTTCGTATTGCGAAAGGTATTAATAAATAGATTAATATCTTTATCCGTAGATACGTCCTTAAGTGCTCCAGCTTTGATTTTATGGAAGAGCTTTCCCGCATTGGAGATGTGTTTTGTGATTTCATCAGTTTCTTTCTTAGTAAGTGTAGCAACCCCTGATAGGTCGGGAAGGTCTGCAGACTTCTGCCAAACAGAACT